GGATTAATTAAAACATATGATTGGATTAAAAAACAAATGACGCCGTGGAAATAAGTTTTGTATTAGCAGTTTATAATAAATTAGAATTAACAAAAGAGTGTTATAAACATCTTCGTAATGTTTACTTTAATGAACATTTGATTATTAGTAGTGGTGGTTCTAATGATGGAACAAAAGAATGGTTACAATCATTAGATGATGATAATTTAACTTACGTTCACGACGATGATCGCTTATCTTTTTCTGACACATATAACAATGGAATATCCCTTGTTGATACTGAAAAGTTAGTATTAATACATAACGATATGGTCATTGGTGAGGGTTTCTTAGAAGCTATTGAAAGATTATTAACTGAAGATATGATATTATCTTACACAACAGTTGAACCACCAATTTTTGCGGGTCATAAAAGACCAGGTAAAGTTATCATTGATTTAGGTAGAAACTTTGAAGATTTCGATATGTTAAATTTCAACAATTACATTCAACAACATAAAGATTCTAATGAATTATATGATGGTGCTGTGTTTTTTATGAGTGGCTATAAAAAATCCTTTGTTGACATTGGTGGATTTGATGGTTTCAGTTTCAATCCTTGTTTCTCTGAAGATGATGATTTTTTGATACGTGCAAAATTAAAAGGTTATACTTTAAAAACCTGTGATTCTGCAATAACTTATCATTTTGTTTCTTTAACCTCAAGATTTAGTGACGATACAAAAAACACTAGAACACAAATCGAATTAGATTCTAATAAAAATTTTATAAGGAAATGGGGTTTAATGATTAAAACATTCTATGATATGAATTATCAAACCAATGATAATTTTGAATATGTGAAATTGAGAATCGGTTTAGAGACTGATGATATTAATGTATTAGAGCACATAGAACCATTTTTTGATGAAATTGATTTTAAAGGCGATCCAAGCACTTTTATCGAAAAAGAACAATCTCATACAAACTACGATTTAAGTCTTAAATTTACCCCTATTGGTTATGTTAACGCTATGGTTTATCAAGATGGTAAATTAACTAATGAAGACTTCGATACTATTTCCAAAATAAGATTAATTATTCACACATTAGACGAGGGCAAATATGAATTAGGTAATTTAAAAATAATAATAAAGGGGAATTAAATCCCCTTTTTTTTATTTCAACATTTTTTCTATCGCTTCGATTACTGTTTGAGATGTAATTTGTTTTGAACATTCAAATTGTCTATCTGTTCCTTTATGTACAGGACACCAATTCCAATCTCCTGGATCGAATTCATAATTCGACCAACAACTATTACAAACATCTTTATTGATAACTCTTTCAACATTATCAGTCGGTTCCAAAAATTTATCGGTAAATCCTGATATAATAACAGTAGGAGTATTCACAGCCCAAGATAACCAACTTAAACCACTACTGATACCGATAAACAATTCAGACTCTTCTAAAGCTTTCATAACATCTTTCAATGGACCTGATGGATGTTTAACCACACCGGTTGGTATTTTATTACCCATATAACCATCTTCTTCTTTAGATAATAATCTTACCTCATATCCTTTTCCATTCAAATAATCAACCACTTCTTGCCATCCTGTAGGATTGTTCCAATATTTTGCTTGTGCAGTTGAATGAAAGCCAATTGAAACTCGTTTTAGTTTCTTCTTACCATACTTCTTTAATTCAGGTCTTAACTCAACGTAATCCAAACCTAAAATATCAGATGCGATTTGTAATAAAGATATCTTCAATGGATCTGATGGATGATAAGCCATATTGACTTCTCTCTTACCGTTTTCAGTTCTAAAGAATAAACCTAATCTATACATCGCATATAATCCAGTTACATTTGTTCCTGGTTGTACGAATTCAATTTCAGGATATTGGTCTTTATATAAATCATTATTAAATGTAGAGCAAACCATTTTCACTTTTTTATCAATTCTAAATTTCTCAACATATGGCATAAATGCTAATGTGTCTCCTAATGATTTACTTTCAAAACATACAAATACTTTATTACCTTCTGAATTGAAATCGTGTTCATAATTGAACTCATTGTCGATACCTGTAATTTTTATTTTCCAATTGATATAATATCTTGGTGCTGCTTTAGACCAATGATTACTTTTCAGATTTGTTGAATATACAACTTGGTTTGTATCTCTATTAATAAATTCAACTTTGTATAAATTATTACCGTCTTCAAGTATTTCCGCAAACGGGCCATCAATGAAATGGATATTAACTCTTCTATTTTTACTTTCTTTCCAAGTTAACTTATTGATATTTCTGAAATCTTTAACGTCCTGTCCTAAAAATTCATTGAACACCTCACAACCTTGATAATAAACTTTTACTCTATCACCCTTTCTATACTCTCCAATTTTTTCAGTATGGAACTTATCTTTTTGTAAATTAAAAAACTTCTTATATGAACCATAAACAATTTCTAAAAGATAATCTTTCTCTGCAGGTCTTTCGTGAAATCCTGACATTAAATGTAGATATAAATCCCCTTGATTATCTACCGCAGGATAAACTTGAAACACACCTCCATTTCTGAACATACCATCTCTATTCCAAACAGCTTGAGTATTCAATTCATTACTATTTGCTCTGTAAAGAGACATATGAATATTGTTAGTAACGTTTCTTAAACAATTCAAAAACACTCTTTCTAATTGCCATCCCTTAGGTTTATTTGTAAAGTATTCGTGTTTCGATTTAATTTGTTCAATCGTTCTGATCGCTACATCTGTTTTGATTGAAAAAATAAATGTTGCGCAATATGCTGCGAAGTGAATATCTTTAGCCGAATTCTCGTGGTATTCATAAAGTACTGCATCGAATCCATCATTCATTCTTTCCAAGAATGCTTGTCTATATTGATATTCATCAGGTAAATTATCATACTCTAAAAAGTGTATTTTTTCTTTACCCAAATACTTACAAAAATTGAAAGCATTTCTCATAGTTTCCCATATCGCATAATCGTGATGGAATTCGTGTGCGTTATCGATTCTATGATTACCCATATCTGTCCATCTACCACTACTTACTTGATGTGAATCAAATTCCTCAGATTTCAACAAAGGGTTATTTTTATCATATAGATAATAATCAACCATTTTTTGTATTTCTACTTTGATTGGATAATGGCCAGTCAAAAGAATTGGGATGTTAAATGCTTTTAATATTTTAATTAAACCAATTAAATCATTTTCTTTAGACTCAGTGTCCGGCCAACAATCGATAACAAATATATCATTTGGAAATTTATCGGAAGGATACTTTGGTTGATATGAATCAATTAGAAATTTTTCACCTCCTTTAATTCCATAGAAATATAAATCATCAGGATCAGGTCTTGAACCTCTACTAAATTTACCATCTATGAAATTATCTTTGAACCCATTGATTACCTCAATATCTTCCTTTTCTAAATTCTTATAATAGTCAGCCCATTCATCTGATACTCCACTTAATAATGGAGCAGAATGTAAATCAGTTCTTCTTGTTCCGTGTTCAGGTCTTCCTGTTGCTGCACAAGTAAAAACAAATAAACCACCAGGTTTTAACATTCTCATTACATTCTGAATCGTTTGAGGATAAAACATATCGTGCTCAAATACTTCAGTTGATATAATAGTATCAAAATAATTATCGGGGCCATCATAGGTGTTACCTGCTGCAATGATATCAACGTTCTTTCCTTCACCTAAGTCAATTCCTATGTAATTACAATTTTCAAATAAATCTCTATTACATCCATTGACATCTAATGAACCAATATCTAATACTTTTTTATTTTTGAAATACTGTGGGTATTTCGCTTTAACGCTTTCGCAAAATCTTCTTTGTTGTGGATGTGCCATTTTTATCTTTTAGTTATTATGATTATACCGTTTAAAAAATTTAGGGATTCGATACCAGTTCCAATGTAATCGTAACCTTTTCTTATAAATTGAGGAATTAAACCATCCTCTCTTCTCCAATGAATTCCAAACTCTTCGTTCTCTTGATATTCACCGAAAAAATTTACTTCATCGGCAAGACCTTTGAAATATTCAATAGTTGAACCAGGTTTATATCTTCCACCACCGTAATTATCCCAATACGATGTTCCACAATCTTCAACGATGTAAGTGCCTTTCTCTTTAAGGGTTGGAAATAATTCTTTGAATGAAAAAATTACGTGTTCATTTATGTGTGAACCATCATCTATTATCAAATCAAATGGTCCGTGCTTCTCAACTACTCTTTTTAAAAATTCAGGATCAGTTTGGTCACCAATTTCAACATTAATACCATCTTGAGCATATTGAGCGCAATCGGGATTAATATCTATACCTGTTATTTGTGCTCTATAAAAATATTCTTTCCAAGTCTTTAATGAATCACCATCTAATACACCAATCTCTAAAAATTTGAATTCACTATATCTTTCGAATCCATTAATGTACTTTGCATATTTGTCACAATAATTATGTACTTCAGAACTCTTATCAGTTCCATATTTTTTTGCTATTTCGTTTAAATTACTCATCTTTTGAAATATAACATTTGTAATTCGTTATCATTACCTAAGTATAATGTGTATGGTTGGAAACCTAATTTAACTAATCTTTCAACGAATGAATTTCTTAAATCGTCATTCTTATTGAAATGACCATTATGATATTCCATACCAATGTTTCTAACCTTCATTAAGTTTTTGTCACTTATACCTGTAAATGCTGCGTGTTCCGCTCCTTCGATATCAACTTTTAAATAATCTATTTTAGTAATTAAACCTGTTTCAAATAGATAATTAAGAGTATAAGTTCTTACTGTGTAACTACCCCCACCAGTTCCCATAATAGTGGAACCGCCTAAGTGTGAGCTTTCATATAATTCAAGTTCACCTATTTCGTGTGCTGCAGCTGCATTAAATAATACTGAACGTGGATCGGCATTCAATGATAATAGTTTAAAATATCTTCTATCAGGTTCAAAGGAAATAACTTTACTAGCGCCTTGACTATAGGCCCATCTATTAAAAATTCCAATATTACCACCCAAGTCAACAACAACATCACCTGGAAAGATTGCTCTTTCTCTATTTGGATGTTTATAATAATCTAATAGGTTATAAATTTCGTGATAGATTGCACGTGCCCATCCATATTGTCTAGCGATTTCAAGTGTTCCACCTTGTACACCTTTTATATCACCAAGGTTTTCTAATTTATAAACACTTGTATAAAATTGTTCTGATTGGTAGAATGATTTATCTCTTTTCATTTTAAGAAACTCCACCATTTTATCAGATATCTCAGCATTTTTGTTTCCGTGGAAATAAATAATTTTTGATTTGTCTTTAGGGATATATTGGTAGCCATAAACTCTATTAAAATTTTGTGGTCCTTCTTCATTCCAAAATCTATAAAATTCTTCTAATGTTCTATCCATAAATCCTTCGTCACCATCGAATGATGATGTGTCAAAATTTGATAATGGTAAATGTTTGTTATAACCATATTTCCATCTCATCGCATTATCAATACCTTCATCATTCCACCAATATAATCTTTGATATTCTTCTTCACCTTTGTTTGTTATAACATCAACATAATGTTTGATGATTTCTTCAAACCACCATCCACATTTTTTATTATATGCAAAAAAACAAATGTGCATATATGGATTAACTTTATTGATATTCCATTCATTAGCTAATTCGGCATTGAAGAGTTGAGATACACCATAGTCATTAATTCCAAAAAATTCATCTTGAACGTGTATATCGGATAATGGATAATTTTCAATTGAATCGAAGTATTCTCTTACTTTATCTATGTTATGATTAACAACCACATCTCCGTCGATCCAAATCAAGTTATCGAAATCTTCATTAATTGATTCTAAACAAGCCATCTGTTTCCAATACCATTTATCATACTTAGAATACTTTACAGTATCTATTCTTCTTTTTAAAACATTTGGATAATCAAACGGAACATCACAATCTATACCATAAACTAATATTTTTTGATTGGAAAATTCTAATAATGATTGTACTAATTTTTCAATCACAGGCATATAACCAATATTACCAGTGGTAACAAACGCAAAAGGTTTGTTCTTTCTTTCTAATATTTCACAAGCGCCTCTTGCTATTTTATCCCAATTGAAATTATCGTGAATTTCTTTTGCTTCGGCCATCGCTAAAACTTTATAAGCTAAATGATGATTGGAAACGTGTAACATTTTTTGACTTAAGTCATCCCAATCAGGCTCACAATAATGGCCAGTAAAATCTTTATGCTCTTTATTTGCAGGAATTAAACCTTGTATTTCAACAGGTATACCTTTACCTGCAGCAAATTCTAATTGACCACTCCAATTTGAATATATTGATGGTGTTCCACAAGACATCGCTTCAATTAATGGTAGATTCCATCCTTCACTACGAGCACAGGTAACAAACACATCTCCTTCTTGAAGATACTTTATGTAATCAGGACCACTTGTATATTTGATAAACTTTATGTTTGTATCATCGATACCGTGGAATTTTACTCTTTCTTCAGTTGTTTTCATTCCATCAAATGGATAAGGATTTTCAACTGACGCAATCAATTCAACATCATCTCTTCCTTTGAAAGTCTCGCCAAATGTTTTAAGAATTTCTGTGGTACCTTTTCTGTAATCCCATCTACCAAAATGTAAAAACCTAAATTTATTTTTCTTAGGTGTTTCCAAAATCGGTTTGAATCTTTCAACGTCAACACCTTCAGGAACTAAAAATATTTTTTCAGCAGGATATCCTTGTTTAATTAAATTATCAACCTGCCATTGAGATGGTAACCATACTTCATCAAAGTAATATAATCTCTTTAAAAAATCATCAGGATAAATGTCTGTTTCCCAAACGTTATATGCGATATTATAACCAACGTAATCGTCATAGAAATAAACATTGTTCATCTCTGCAAGAACTATATTAACGTCAGGTTTGAAACTACCATCGTAACCATACATTGGGTGGTCAGTTCTACTACGATCGGCATTATATAATGTTTGAAGGATTAACATATCCTTCATTTCATCTGTAATGTAGGGTTCACCATCGTGTGGGGTATTATTCATACCTTTCCAACTATCACCAATGGTTAAATTCCTTACTTTAACTGTATGGTATTTATTAAGTGCGCAAAAGAAATCTTTGCAATGATTTGAATATCCTGTTTTACCAATAAACGGAACGTGTGCTAATATTTTCATTGTCTAAAATATAATGAAAATATATTAAAAAATCAAACTTAAACTATGGTTTTTTTTACATTAATAAACTCGTGTAAATTATGAAATTGTTGAGGTTCTTTCCATATTTTATTGAGTTCTTTCAAAAATTCAGAATATTCTGGATGTGATTTATCCCATACTTTTAATAACATATATTCACCTTCGCTCAAGTGGCCCCAATTTAGTATTTTACCAAAATACACATATGCTTTTTTATTGAAAATACTCTTCATTAAATCAAGAAAAATCTTCATCTCTTTGTAATTGTGTGATTGAACAACAAATGAAGTTTTAATGTTTTTTAATCTTGGTATTGTATTAATGAATTTCAGGTTTTCAATTAGTGTTTCCCATTTACCTCCTACCCTTGTTAAATTTTCATAAGTTTCTTTGGTACCGGCGTCTATACTTATCTCACAAGTCTTAACGTATCTATGTATATTAGGCATACTATCCCACATTTCTTTGGTCCATAGTGAAGCGTTAGTATGTAAATGTATTTGTTCTAATTTTGGATATTTCTTCGGGTCAAAGTTTCTAAGGAAATTTCTAAAACTTACTGACGCAAAAGGGTCTCCTGTTCCTGTTATGTATAAGATTTTGATATTATTAGCATAGAATTCTTCTATTTCTTCAATAGTAGATGTAATTTCTTTTATCTCTTTACTATCGGCCACAATCAACCCAATTCTACAAGATGGACATTTATAATTGCAAGATCGGTCAAATGAAAAATTAACCCATTGAGGTGTTGTGCTCATTTCACCAGTATCATAATCGTAATCCTTTAAAATTTCTTGAGCCAAAGGTTTAGGTGCTATCGGCCCTAAATCACCGTTTTCTCCGAAATTAACCAATTGTGATAAGTGTGGACATTCACTTTTATCACAATATTTGTAATCGCCGTCAATAATACTCTTTCTTATGTCTTTAGCTTCATTTGAATTCCAAACATCTTTCAATGGTACATCATTAGGTAATGCTTTTAAAAGCCAGCTTGGACAACACATATAACTCTCATTCTTATGAAGTTGTATATTTGTAAAAGGTAAAGCACATATATAATTCTTCAAATCTATCATATCAAATTTTGTATTTTTTTAAAATTGAAATCTTTCCTCAAAAAACAAACTAAAGTGAATCTTTCACCACTATTCACCTTTTTAACATAATGCCATTCATTACCTGTTGTGTATAATAATTGTTTTTTTTTAGGCTTCACAGTTATGTTCTCATATATTAATTCGCCTCCATCAAAATTTTCATTTAAGAAAATAATAAAAGTATATGGTTCTTTATCTTGATGAAACTTTTCAAGGATATTAGTGTCTTTATTTACGTGTTGAACTCTTATTCGATCGATATCAATTTTTAATAAACCAATTCTTTTTAAGAATTTGAAGTCATTAATATTATCCATCAAATTAACACCATCAAAATGATATACATTATCAGAATTGATATTTATTTTTTTATCAATATTAGCATAATAAAAATCTATGAATTCCGAACATTCATCATCTCTCATAATATCGGATAATATTTGTATCATATCAAAATTTTTGTTTTCAAATCGTAATTACAAAATACCGCAATAGACCATCTCACACCATCAATAACAGGTTTAACTCTATGTTCAATATTATGTAACATTATAACAATTGAATTCTCTTCGACTTCAAAATTTTTAACTTCGTTATTTATAACACATTCTAATTCACCACCTTCAAAACTTTTCAGAGGATATATAACAAAAGACATATTAGTAGAATCTCTATGGTAATCATCATTCTTATTACTGTTATTGTCTACCATATTTAACCATACAGTATCTATAATAACTTCTTTACTGATATGTTTTTTTATTATGGTTTTTATTCTATTTTCAATATTTGTATTCAATGTTATTTTTTGTTTGAAATAATCGTTTCTTTTAATAAACTTTAAAAATATAGGGGATTCATCAACAATAAAATTATCTATAATGTTTTTGAAATAGGAAAGCTCATCATTTGTGAAGACGTTATTTTCTTGAATAATCATTACATTAAGGATTTTTTCTTCTCACCTCTATTAGTTTTACAAAATACGGCTATACAATATCTAACACCTTCTTTTACTTTTATAACTCTATGTGGTGAATTATCAACAATCAATGCACACATATTTCTTTTTGGTTTGAGTGAATTGATTTTATTATTATCTATCCACTCTAAATCACCGCCAATAAAATCTTCATTAGGATATATTAGTAAAATAGCATCGTGCCCAATATCTGTGTGGAAGGGATCGCTTTCATTAGTTCCTACAGTTACTACATTAACTCTACAATAATCAATTTTGATACCTTTATTATTAGGTAGCATTTCATCAATTACGTTTATGATGTGTTGTTTGAAATTATCATTTAATTCGACGAATTGGGCATTATATTCATTGAAATAACTTTTATTTTCATTGGTTATAACAACAACTCCTCTTTTTTCATTTACAGTAAAATTTTCTACTATATTATCCATTTCGAATAACCCATCTTCATTGAATGCGTTTTCTTTAATTATGACCATATTATTAAAATATTTTTTTATTCATTTTTATGTACTCGTGTAAATTATGGAATACATATCTATCGAAACATATTTTATTAAATTCTTCGATAAAATTCAAGTGTTCAGGGTGAGAAATATCGTGGATTTTATTTAACATAAATTGAGCTGGCGAATAAGAATTCCAATCTTGTAATCTACAAAAAAACACTTTACCCTTGTCTTTGAAAATGTCTTTAACCAAATCAACGAATGAACTCATTTCTTTATAATTAGACGATTGCACAACAAATGAACATTTCACACTTTTTAGTGATTTTATTGTAGAAATAAACTTCAAATTATTGATGAGATTATCCCAATTACCACCAATTCTCGTATGATTTTCATAAGTATCTTTGGTCGCAGCATCTATACTTATTTCACAGGTCTTAACATATTTGTGTATGTTAGGCATAGTATTCCACATCTTTTCATTCCATAAACTTGCATTCGTATGTAAATGAATGTACCTTAACTTAGGATATTTTTTTGGATTAAAATTTTGAAAGTATTCTCTAATTGGTTTAGAAAAAAATGGGTCACCAGTTGTTGAGGAATATAACATCTCAATTGAATCTGCAAAAATGTTTTCAACTTCAATTATTTTATCTCTGAATCTCGGTATTTCCTTTTTATCCGAAACAAATAATTCACTTCTACAAGATGGACATTTATAATTGCAGCTTGGATCGAAATTTAGTTGTACATTAGTTGGACCTTCTTGCATTTCACCTTCTTGAGAGTCGTAATATTTCTTTATGTTGGCCGGTAAATCTTTTTTATGGATAATTGGTCCAATATAACCACCATTCAAATTAACTAATTCAGCTAAATAAGGGCAAGATTTTCTATCGCAATAACGATAAGAACCATCAATTACTGATTTTCTTATGTCTATAATTTCTTTGGAATTCCAAGTTTGATTTAATGTTTCTTTATTTGGGATTTCTTTAGTTAACCAATGCGGACAACAAACCCAATTTTCCTTTTCGTGTATTTGAAGATGTTGAAAAGGAACTAAACATATGTAATTTTTTAAATCGACCATTATATTAATGAGGGCTTAGATGTGATAATATCTGTGGAATGTAAAAATATAATAAATGAATTTCTTTCTCCCCTTTCAATAACCTCAACTTTGTGGTCTGTTTCAGGAGAATAAATCATACAAGTCCCTTGTTTCCTATTCATAATATATTCTTTATCGTCAATCCAATATTTGTAATCGCCACCGATATAGTCTTTAGAATCATTCAATTGCACTGCACAAGTAAATAATCTACTATCATAATCATCTTTATGTTTGTAAATGAAACAACCTTCAGTGTATTTTATAATAGTACAATTGATTTTATCTTTTTTCAAAACATAACCTAACTTATTAAATAGATTATTGAATTTATCGAATAAATGAGACCCTTTTTCTAAATGAAAATCAGATTGTATAGATTTTCTTTTTCTATTATCAACAACATTTTTTTGAGTATAGGTGTCTCCAATTTTGATTGTGAACCCTGATTCATACCACTCTAAATTAGAATTTAAAATAAATTCACATTCTTCTTTATCTAATAAAACATCATTATAAAAAATCATACATTATGAATGTTTGTTTACCATATATTTGATAAAATTCGTAACGATTGTTTTTACTTGAGTTTTTTGTGGGTCGGTAAGTGGTGTTAGCGTTCTATTTTTAGAATCAGCTAATGATATTGTTTTATATACCGGTTTACTAGGTGCTGCCATTTTAAAAATTATTTATTATGTACTAATATATTATTAGCAAAAAAGTTATGGTTATCTTGAACCGTTATGATATATGTTTGTGTATCTTCTGGTTTTAACACTCTAATTTCTTTAATTGCTGTTTGACCGCCAGTTGCTAATCTTACTAAATCACCTAATTGGATTTTCTTAACATCCTTGTCGATTTTGTATCTATTATTTGTCCATTCAGGCATAAATGATGCTAAACCTAAACCATTCACATAGATAGGATGGTCGAAAGTACAAGTTAATTGTGTATCATTTGAGAATGTATACGTCACCAAATCATTATGTACAGGTGAATTCAATCCGATCACTTTTTTTGGTTCTATCATTAATGTATTTTCATTGTAAGAAAGAACTTCATCACCTTCCTCAATTTCTTCTATATTTTTTGTTGAACCACCTTCCAATGTTACTTTAGTTCCCGCAACAAAACAAGTTCCTAAGTTGTGAGTGATGAAAAATGACATAAAATTACCACTCTCCAAAATGAAGTTATCGTATGGGTCCATACTTGGAATGTAATATGTTTGTTGGTCATCATAAATTAAAACATCAATTGATGTAATTTGATTTGAGAAACTACTTTCTCCTAATACTGAGTAACCTAATTCCAAATCTAATGCTCTCACAAATCTTGTTTCATCTGTGGTTGGGTTGTAAACTAACATTTGCGTTTCTCCACCAACTTCAATGTCGCTACCGTCAGCAAATGTGATATAAGTTCCGTCATTTGCATATGATTGATTAGTATATAAAGCTACACAAGTTGAACCAGTTTGGAATGAACCGGATGGTAATGTGTTACCTGTGAAGAAGTATGTATCTAATAAATCGTAATTATCTGTTTCAGGAATACCTTCAATATGATAAGATTGGTATTCATCACCAATTACTAAGTTAGTAACAGAAATTGAATTACCACTTATATCAAGTATGTATTCATTATCTAATATACCGTGTGCACTATTCTTAATGTGGTTTGTTGCAAATTCATAATAATGCTTGGAATCGATTAAATTATTTATAACACTATCATCATAATTTATGGATGTTGGTAGTGTGAATAAAGAATCAATTTGATATTGAGAAACATAACAAAGTTGTAAACCACTGTCATCAATAGAGGTTGCTGTTTCGCTACCACTATCTACACTATCAGCAGCTCCTGTTACGTTGTAAACAATTTGGAAGCTACGAATACTGTTAACTGTATTGTTTGTTATCTGTGACTGATCGATATGGTATTGTTCAATCATTGTATCAGGCGTTGCAACTGTGTTTATAAATTCATTATATCTATCTAATGAGCCTGAAATTGAATTACCTATCTTATAAAATTGATGTGGCTGGTGTAATTCCAAAACCGTTTTAGTAACAACATCAGGTAAAACATCACCATTGAAAATGGTTGTGTCTAAAGTATTGTAATTACCATAAAGAGAGGATGAATGATAGAATGCTGTAACTGAATTACTATCTGAATTATCAGCAAATAACTTTAACGTATTCAATGTTCCTTTTGCATATTCAGAATCTAAAATAGCTGTTTCATCATATGCCATTCTCAATATGAACTTATTCGGAGCATCATCTGGTGAAGTTGGAAAAATTGAACTCTCAGGAACTACTATAGGGTTAAATGTCGTAATGAAAGAAGCTGAATCAATTAAAGATTGGGATAAATGGTTGATTATAGGTTGTTGAAGTTCTATTTTATATAGAACGTCCAATTCCGTAATATTTGAACCGCTGAGTACTCCTATGAAGTCGCTCCAGTCAAAGGATGACATTTGCGATTCTACAGCACCGGTATCAGTATTTATCTCAATTAATCTTAAATTCTCATTTTTATCAATTACAAAATCCGCAGAAAAAAAAGTTCCTTTCATGATATTTAACCTGTTTTTATATAAATATAACTAAAATAATTCTTTTTTGGAAGCGTTTTTCAAAATATAGTCGGTTGGGACAACTGGATTCTTATACTTCTGAGGACCACAATAATGATGATAAAAATCACCCTTTTTACCTAATTCGTGACATAAATGGGAAGTTGTGAACCCATAGTGGTTCCCTATCAAAGTTAAAAGATATTGAGCGCCAACCATTGTAGCATAAAATGGGTCTATTTCCGCGATGTGTTCTTTTATGAAAGATTCATATTTCTTCCATTTTTCAACATACAAATCCTTAAATTTTTCGTTTTTTATATATAAAAGGCCAATATTCATCACCGGTATTCTTTCACCCGACCATTCTGTTATCAAATCTTTTATCCTCATTTCAGTCA